GATTGGTTTGAAACTCTAGCCAAAGCAGAGAAATCACACGCAGGAAAATTCCAAAAAACATTGGACGCATACGAATCACAAAAGTAATATCATATTACAATCAGTAAGGCGGTATACCGCCTTACTTGACACATTACAAATATCTGTTATAATACACGCATGGTACAACGTTTCGGTTTCTGTTGCAAATGGCTCAATGACACTAGCGAATTTGGTGGCATGAAAGTCAATGCAAAAGACAGGGATCTAAACGGCAGATCAACAACAATGCGATGGCTTCGCGAACACAAGGACGAAGCGGTACAACGACAGTGGGACATTATGACCCATAACACACTGGCCGCACGTAGATTGATACAACGTGTTGGCACACTTCCACCTGAACGTAGGATGGTTAGACTAGGTAGTGAAATGCTACAAGGCTACACAGAAAAAGACTGGAAGTCCTGGTGGCAACAGCCTGAGTTACAAAATCATTTAGAAAATTTATTTGCACCCGTAGGTGAGACTGCAAGAAAATTAGACGTCAAAATTAGTTTCCACCCTGGACAATTCTGTGTGCTCTCAAGTGCAACGCCTGACATCGTTGAACGTAGCATAGAGGAATTTGAATATCATGCGGACATGGCACGTTGGATGGGGTTCGGCAAGAGCTTCCAGGATGGTTGCAAGATAAACGTACACATCTCAGGTAAGCAAGGGCCTGACGGTATTATAAAAGCATTGCCTAGGTTATCCCAAGAGGCAAGAAACCTTATCACTATCGAGAATGATGAGATGTCTCATGGACTGGATCAGTCCTTGATGTTGGAAAAACATCTAGCATTGGTTCTGGACATACATCACCATTGGATCAGGGATGAAGAATACATCGAAGCAACAGATGATAGAGTCAAAAGAGTTATAGACAGTTGGCGTGGTGTGAGACCTAGTATGCACTATTCTTACTCCAGGGACGAACACCTTGCAGTCGCAGGATTAACAGACACTATGCACACAGAGATGCATAACATGAAAGATTTACTAGACAGAGGTTGCAAAAAACAGAAACTACGGGCACACTCGGACCTATTACCAAACAGAAAGGTAAATGACTGGGCGTTGAGCTTCTCTGAGAACTTTGACATACAGGTTGAGGCCAAAGGTAAAAACATGGCCACGGAACAATTATATAGACAATACCTAGACAATTCTGTATAATCAATATTACTAACAGGAGATATAAATGAAAATACTATGCGTATTATACGACGACCCTAAAGGCGGA